TGTGTGCCAATAAAAAATAAGACTGAAGATACATGTCAAAAATTTGATGGATATCAAAAATGGTCAAAAATGCATCAGAAATTGTTTCGCAATAAACGTGATATAATGAATTTCATACCATACATAATACGAAATCGTATTTTATATAAAATACAAATGGAATATCCTCAAGTTAATATTAAAAAAATTTACAAAGACTGTTGCGACTATTATACTATATATTAGTTAAAATGAACAACAATCTCAACCTTTTCCTTTTTAATACTCTTTGTTGCTGAAATAGACAACTCTTCGCGCTTTTTTCTTGTCTTAGAATTATCAATGACAGTCTCCTTACGTTTTGATGTACTGTTACGACTATTCATGTCTTTTTCTATTGTTTCATAATTTTCATTAATATAATCAACAACCTTATTTTCTATTGCCCACTTAAAAAAATTTAACTGCCCAATTGTAGTCTCAATTGATGTCCCATTTTTATAAGGAATACTGATACGATCCCAGCGACAAAATGGGTCAAACCGGCGCTTACTATATGCTTTTAGTTTTAATTTATAGTCATCATATACTTTAAATCGGCGGGCAACATTTTCTGCGGATTGCTCAATAGTATATAATGTATAAAATTTCTTAGCATAATTAGTAGCAAACCAGTCAACAATTCGAAGTGATATTTTAGATTCACCTGTAATAATTCGAAGCATATTATCAAGATTATTATTTTCTTCAACATTGTAAAATACTAAAAGATTTTTAAGCAATAAATCATTTTGCGTTGTATAAGAACTATTTGTAGTCATTAATTAAGTTTTGAAAAATATATTTAAGTAGTTTTTTATATTTTACATATTTTAGCAATAAATAAAATAATAAAATCTAGGATTAATATATTAATATGGATAGTTTTATGAACACCTATTTTGGTCCTTTAGGCGAAGAATATTGCGTCTACTTTTATGCTTTGTCAATTTTCTTTGGCATTACATTTGTCTTGAGCGTTATCTCAGTTGTTACCTATATGGTTACACATATGAGTAAGATTGATATCAAATTCCTTATGAATACAGTCTTCTTATTGCTCAACTCATTTTTGGCTTATTTAGCTAACAGATTGCTCCATACCATGTGTATGAGAAGTATTTAAATAACTAATTTAAATTATTTGTTATTATGAAACATATTGTTCTTGATCTTGATTTTGACCTTGATTTTGATTTTGCTCTTGATTTTGATTTTGCTCTTGATTTTGATTTTTTGTACGACCTTGTGTTGTATTAATTGGTTTCAAAAACATATCACGAGTAACAACATCATTTACATAACTAGTTTGCATTGAATATGGATTAGTTCCGCGTTGACTAATTAATTCACGATCAGACATTTTATTATCAAGAGTTTCACGTCTAGTTTCAGTTCTTGATTCAAAACTGGAAAATCCACTATTATCATTGTCATTATACCCATTATATCCATTATATCCAAAGTCATCAAAATTAGATGGCATATCTTCTGCTAAAGACTGTTCAATCGCATTTACTTTAGTATCATAATTAAGATTATTAGATTGAACATTTTTTTCAGGATATTTTCGTGCACTTTGATAATATTTCTCACCATTACTCCATTTCCAATAATTCATTATATACTTATGATACTTAAAATAATGAATTATTAAACTAAATCATTTTCAGAACAACCTTCTTTTGTTATTTTAAGGTTCTTAGTAAAGAAAAAAGCATCTTTGTTAGTTCGTCTCCTTTTTAAATTACATTCTAAACAGCAAATTACCAAATTATGTTTATTATGACCAATTTCATTGTTAATTCTATCTAATGACCATTGTTTCATTTCTCTAACAATTTCATAAAGCAAATATGTTTCACAAGCACAATAATAACATTTCATATTTGCGTCAATTAATAGTTCTATAACATCATCAAAACTAACAAAACATGTATTATTAAGTTTCTTTTTTATAATATCCTGTTGTTTATAACTAGATATTTTAGTTTTAATATGACTAATAATCATTTGTTGCTGTTTTGTAAATAATTTTTTGTTAGTTGTATCAGATTTTATAAGTGTATTAATTTCTTGTAAAAGTAATAATTGTTTTTCAAATAGCAAATCATCAGTAATTAGTCCCCATGTATTTGTCTCTACACGCAGTTTCTTCTCCTTTTCCTTTTTTTTTATATTTTTAATATCTGCATTTGGATTTGTTAGTATAAACATTTTTTTAGATGTATTTTCTTCATTTTCATTTTCATCCAAATTAGATTTTGAGTTAATATTATTTATTTCAGAAACTATATTTGGTGATATATCTAATAATATTTTTTTTATAGTATTATCTGTATTAGTATCTGTATTAGTATCCATAGTATGAAATAATACAAAAAAGTTTATAGAGTTTCGCACACATTAGTTATTAATTAAATAAATAATATAAACAATAAATATAAATATAATGTTTTAAAAGGAGTTAAACTTAATACGTTATATTATTATATAAACTAACAATGGATATAAATGTATCAACTAAAATAAATAATACAAATGAAACATGTAATGAATTAAAAACAATTAAATATAAGTCAATGATTAATAGTGGAACTACCTGGAATGAGCCAAAAACGGCTACAAATTTATCAGTACTTGATAAGTTCCTAGAAAATGAGAAAAACTGTAATGCAAATGAACCCTGGTCTAAATTAGATAAAACGGCTAAAACAAAAAAATTATTATTTTTTGCTGAAAAATATAAAACAGAACAAGGATTAACAGACCTAGAATATAGTAAGCTTATAGCATTTTTCAAAGATTGCTTAGATAAGAAGAAATTACAACGGGTAAAAGATGTTGTATATGATAAGGACACTGGTGAAATCAAAGAGGTTCCGGCACTACATTTTAATAAACCAACAATTCATTTTACACTAAAAAATATTGATAAGCGTGTATCAACAGTAAGAAGTTTGGCACCAAAGAAAAATGGTACTGCTAAGAATATTGTTACAAAAGATGGGTCTGATACAGACTCAGACTAAATGTAAAAATTGAATTATATGAATATGTATTATTCATATAATATTAGTAATAAATAATTAATAAATAATTGTATAAAAACAACACACTATATTATTAATAAACTATAATGACAACTAAAATACTAAATTTTGCCTTAGAAGAACTAGAAAATATTATTGACCAAATAAAAACAGATGATACACCATATTTTAGTGATAGTGAAGCAATTGAATTATATGATACTTGTTTATACTTAATGGAAGAATTTATAAAAAAAAATCCAAAGATAATTACAGAGCCAGATTTTGAGGATATTTTTGATGATAATATTGAAGAGCTTATGTATGCGCAATTTGAGGATGATATTTTCTTCAATGATGATGCCGAATTAGAATTAGATGAAATTATTCAAGAAGCTACTAAAGATTTCTTTGAAGATTTTATACCACTAAGATCTTATGATGACGCACGTATTTTATTTGAACCTGACTATGACTATATTGGAGAACAAATTAAGAATTTAAGAAGTAAACCTCAGCCAGCACAAAGAACACATGAATGGTATCAGTTTCGTCATAATTTAATTACAGCAAGTAATGCTTATAAAGCATTTGAAAGTCAGGCAACTAAAAATCAATTAATCTATGAAAAATGCCAGCCGCTAACAAATGCTCAATCTTTAAATAATGTAGTAAATATGGATAATGATTTGGTTGAAGAAGTAAAAATGGTAAATGTAAATTCATCATTACATTGGGGACAAAAATATGAGCCACTTTCAGTGAGAATATATGAGTACATATATGAGACTGGAGTAGAAGACTTTGGTTGTATACAAGATGAAGAATATGCATTCTTAGGTGCTTCTCCAGATGGGATTAATACAGATAAAAATTCGCCTCGGTATGGTCGCATGTTAGAAATAAAAAATATTGTAAATAGAGAAATTGATGGCATTCCTAAGAAGGAATATTGGATACAAATGCAGTTAC